TACCAGCAACACCAGAAGGTTGCTGATAGCCATAAGGATTCTGTGCATAGTTGTTGTAATTTTGTTGACCGAAAAATCCTGTAGGTGGATTATTAAAATTATCCGGTTTCATATACTCTTGAGGGGTCATGCCTTCTCGGCCGAATGGTTGTTGCGGTGTAGCACCTTGAGGTACATTTTGCGGTATCATTTGACCAGGCTGGTTACCCATCATAGGAGTTGCAAACGGGCCTAGAGCTGCAGCTTGAGCTGGGGTTAAAGCTTTACCACCAAAACTATAAGTAGGCGCCATTGGCGCTTCAATAGGTGTGACACCCGCGGCTTGTTGTGCGTCTGCTTGTGCTTGTGCTTGAGTCTGATCAGGAGGTGTAATCATTTGATTTTGACCCACCGCATACCCACTGCTTGCTGTAGCTTTATTAATATCTTTCGCAGCTGATTTACTCATTTCAACGCCCCCTTGTACGCCTCGTGCAACCATCTTTGTTTTGGTAGGTGGGAATTTTATTTTAAGCTTACTAAATGCTTTGCCAATTTCATCCAGTGTACGTTTTGGTAGTCCTGCTTGACGAAGCAGATTATATGCCATTGTGCCAGCAGTAGGGTTTTGCACACCTTTCTTTACAACTCTTAGTAAGCTCTTAACTACTTTCTTACCACCAGGTAGTCTTAAAACGAATCTTGGACCTAGTTTAGCTATAGCTTTAATAGAGGTCCAGATTGCATAGGTTAGCCCCCCACCGGCAACACCTGTGACCGGAGCAGCTAGACCCCCTGCTGCACCAGCTGCTGCTGCAGCTGCGGCGGTGGGCACAAACGATGGTATTACACAGTATACTCCAAATACAACCCACAGTGCATTTAAGACTGATGGTTTTGCCATCCACCCTGAGATTGCTTTTCCTAAATCTCCCCAACTCAATACACCTGAAGGATCAACTACTTTGGCCAGATACCATGCTAAATTTATAATGCCTTGTTTTATACCTTTGGAAAACATTCCCTCTTCAGCTTTTTCATCAGCAGCAGCATCCAAGTCTTCATCTGCTACTTCTAAAATTATTTGTTCAATGTATTTCTCATCTTCTGTTAGTAATTTACTATTAACAGAAGATTCATAGAGTAAATTTAAATTTTTAAAATCGTTCATATTAGCCAATGTTACCTATGTTATTTAATAAACCGCCTAATAAATTGCCAAAGCCAGCTATTGGTCCTAAAGCACCACCGCTCATATTTCCAATGCCACCCAACATGCCTGTAATTAATCCCAAAGGATTCATGGCCATATTCTGTTGCCCATAACCGCCATAATAATTTGGTATAAACTGTGGATAAGTGTATTGAGCCTGGTTAGATTGGTATTGTGGAATTGGCATTAAAGGAGTTGGTGGTCGGAATTGCTGTGGAGGCAACTGAAATTGTTGCTGTTGTGTTTGAGGTGGTAATTGACTCTGTGCAGCTTGTTGCTGAGGTGAAACACGTACAGGAGGTACCTGACCTTTTGACTTAACTTCCCAGTGCCAGGGTTCTCTTGGAATATTTGTAAAGCCATACTGGCTTGCATTTTGCTTTAACCATTCAAAAGCACCCGGGTTACCTCTTACATTTAAATCTACTGCAGTTCCCCAACCATGGTTAGAAGTACCTGGATAAGCGGCTAGACCACCTTGACTGTACAATCCTTTGCGACGAGCCACATCAACTTGTTGCTCATAACTACGATATGCATCAGTAATTTGCAAGTTAACACCATCAGCTCGAGCCGCTTGAGCCATGGCTTGAAACCGTTGAGCTACATCAGGTCTTAAGAATTTGTTTGGTTGAACTTCTGTGAGTTGAGAAGTATTTAAACGGCCGTTAGCACCTGTAAATGCTTCAGATATAAGATCGTAACGGCTTAGCAGTTGTTTATTATCAGAATCCACATATTATTTATGTGGATTATCTATTAATAACAGAGCCTAGCTTTTCCTTGAATTGTGTAACAAACTTCTCTACAAAGTGTTCTAGAGCTTCATTACCAGCGTTGATTCCCTTTTCACGGATAATAGAGGTTAAATCATCTTGGTTAAGAATTACTCTCCACGATTCTAGACCACCATTGTCACCTTGTATCTTTACATCGATGTTTACATTCATAAGCTAATTTATGGTTCGTTATACAAAAAGCAACTACACTTTGAGAGCCTTGTCCCAAATTACTAATTGCAGTCTTGGACTAAACTTCATGTCATGTTTTTTGGCCAACTCAGCAACCATAGCAGCTTTTTCAACATGTTCATTTCTGCTACCGCAACATGGCATTAGCCATACCCTGTGCTTTGGTACTAGCACATCTGGATGATTGATATACTTTTCATATATTTCATCCAAGTCTTTTTCCTCGCTAATTACAAATTTGAATCCGGAACCGGCACTAACGTGCCATCTGAGTACTGCAGGCTTGTATCTTTTTTCTTCTGGATCACCATTATTGGTCATCTTAGGAGATGTGGTGTATGTAACTTGATAGACTGACCATTCATCTAGAGGCTGTATTGTAGCATTTGTTTCAAAATCAATCTTAGGTATAAATCCATTACGCTTGGCAAACGCCCTCACCAATTCAAGAAGCATTTTTTGCTGAATAAGAGGCTCGCCGCCCGTTATCTTCCATATAGCATTTTCACGCAAATGCTTTGTATGACCTTCATTGTCGAGCAAATCTAGTATTTCGTTAACAGTAAATCTGTTTTTTACAGACCAGCTGATAAAACTATCACACCCATGGGGAGAGTCTGCTGATGCAAATCCTTTGCAAGTTAGGTTACACATGGATACTCTCATGAATACAGAAGGCTTACCTACATGTTCTCCTTCCCCTTCTATGGTATAGAATATCTTATCATCACTTAGAAAAATAGTATCAGACATATTCAAATTATATATACAATATGGAGCAAAATCAACATAAATAATGTAGATGAGTTCTTTCAAAAAGAACCCAAAGAATAACAGCAAAGAATTAATTAAAACAGATCTTTTAAGAAATTACAGAATAGATCAAAAATTTCATTTAAACGATCACCATAAAGCCTTTGTTGATAAAGTCTTGGACGATAGTACAAACATAGTTTTTGCAGATGGCCCTGCAGGAAGTTCTAAAACATATCTATCTGTATTCATAGCTTTAACGTTATTAAAAGAGAAACGTATTGATGAAGTTCTTTACGTTAGAAGTATTGTAGAGTCTGCCAACAGAAAGCTTGGTAGCTTACCTGGAGAAGTAGATGACAAATTTAAACCATGGTGCCTACCCCTTATTGAGAAGTGTGATGAGCTTGTTGGTAAGCAAGTAACAAATGTATTGTTTGAAAACGAATATATTAGAAGCATACCTGTTAACTTCTTAAGAGGGGCCACATTTACAAATTGTGTGGTTATTGCAGACGAAGCACAAAATTTTGATAGAAGCGAGTTGATAACAATCTTAACACGTGTTGGAAAAAATTGTAAGTTATTTTTTATAGGAGACTCTAGACAGTCAGATATTCACAAAAAAGATTTTGAATGCATGATGACCGGTTTTGATACACCAGAATCTAAGAACAACGGTATAGAATGCTTCCACTTCACTGAAGACGACATTACTCGTAGCAAATTATTAAGATATATTGTTAATGTTCTTAAGACTATTAATTTCCCCAAGACGTCCCACCAAAGGGATTACCCCAACCACTAGTTACATTATTACCCACCTGTGCAGGTTTTGGTTCCACATTAATACCTGCATTCACAGTATTAACAACTTGTTGAATAGGCTCAGCAGGAGCTGCCACTACAGTTGCAACACTCTCTTGTGTTTTTGGCTTGCTCCCCAGCTTTCTTTACGCTGTATATAGCAGAGTTCTTCTCGTGCTCCCACACCTCTACCTTTTCAACACAGCATCTGCCATTGGTGATTTCTTTAATAATTTTATCTGCAGTGTTGTAACACCATTCAGCAGTACGCTCAATACCCACTCCATTCTGCATCACTCGTAAATCCACGGCACCAAGATCATGCAATTGCTTAAAATAGGACAGCAAAGGATCATCACCAGCAACACAGAATGTATGATCAAACTGCTTCTCAAGAGCCTCTTTCAACTGCTTTAAACCACCAAAATCTACAACCCAATTTTTATTATCTAGTTCAGAAGCAGCAAACCAAAACTTAGCCACTAACCTGTAGCCATGGATAAACTTGCAGTGACTGTGATCAGCCTTCCATTGTCTAAATGCGCAGCTTCCTAATTCAATTACTTTGGTGCTTTGAAAACTCATACAACTATTATAGTATGAGAAATAGTATTATCAATGGTTATTCTTGATTTACTTTGCACTCTGCACAGTTATCACAATCACAACCTTCTTGTGCATATTTACAATGTTCTTCTTCTGTAATGAAATACTTACCTAAAATTGCATTTACCCTATCATCAAAACTTTCTTTTTGTTTTTCAGATTTTGCCGGCATATATGTTATTTATCTTTATCTAGCAATTTGCTGTTCTTTAACTTTTCAAGTAACCTGTTGATGGCCGCTGTTGGATTGGTAGTAGCTGTCACAGTTTTATCGTTCATTAATTCTTCTATGGCCCTCTCAAGAGCGGCAAGACCTGTTGTCTCGCCTATACTGGTTATATTTCCTACTATATTATCTCTTTTTGAAATAATAGCCTCGGCATCGCGTGGTTGCCAACTAACTCCTTTAATTGCGTTCATAAAAGCAGATAACTTGTTTACAACTAGGTTTGCTATTATATCTTGACGTGCACTATCAGTATCAATATCAGTAATAAGCTTTTCTCCAGCACTAGGCTTTGACTTCTTAATTTTATCGTGTCTTTCCTTGTCATATACAGCTACAATACGGTTTTTATTGTCCTGTATTTTAACTGGGTATTCCTCTGCAATTCGACCGGTAGTTTTGTGTATTAAATATACCATACCAGTTTTTTGTGGATTGTATATTGTTGGGTAATCTAGATGTACCTCAAATCTGTTTTTTACACTTAGAGGGTATACATTTTCTATTTTAATAGATGACGGTATTTTCTTCTTCTCTTCTTGACCTACCATACCAGATATTTGATACTCTATATCATCCGATTGTCCCGCATTTTCAAACCCAGGTAGTCTTCCGAAAAAAATGGGAGTGCCTTTTCTTAAATTACTTTCTCTGCTCTTTTCATATTTCTCACTAGCACCAGCTAATAAAGAATCTACTTTCATGAAGCCTGAGCCAGTTGGGTCAATAAATTTTGCTACTCTACCTATAATATTATCTTTGCCAACTATTAAACCTGGTACTTTTGCAAGCCCACTTGTTGTTTTTTGGACCGCTTGCAAAGGGTCAATGTCCTTAACAACACTACCAATATCTTTTAATTTACTGGCTATACCTTCAGTAACAGGCTCCAAAGACATGGACTTGTAGAATTCTATTAATTTTTTATCATCATATCCTAGCTCTCTCAAGAATTGATCTATAAAATCTGAACTGGTTGTGTTTTTAATTTTCTGATATGTGGGATTATCTGGTAATACCCCCTCCTTCTCTAATTGTGCAAGAACTTTAGATGTTATCTGGCTATTACCTTTGCAAGCAGAAACATGCCGTCTATTCACTGTTTGAATTGGATCAAATTCATCCGGCAGATTCAACATAAACACCTTGATATCTTCTCCATCTTCTTCAAGAATATAGCCCTCGTAACTATCAACCATGTGAAAATTTTGCATAAGTAGTTGAGCCGGATCGACTTTGATACGCACTCTTTTTAGTTGGGAGTTTCTAAGTGTGCTCTCTATTAATGTGTCTATACGCATACTGATTATTTAATCTTGATTAATAAAGAATAGTAATATAATAAGTTATATGTTTAAAAAGAAACTTCAATTTGCAAACCATAATCATCCACATACACCCGAAGAAAGAGCACAAATCGTAGAAAAAGCTGCCAAGGCATATGAAGCTTATATGGACGCTTTAGGGTATGATTGGCGTAATGATCCAAATAGTTCTAATACACCTCATAGGGTTGCTAAGGCATTTGTTGAGGATTTTGCTTGGGGGTGTTATAGCGAGCCACCTAAGGTAACCGCTTTTGATAATGTAGATAAGTATGACGGTATTGTTTCACAAACCAACATTAAAGTAACCTCACTATGCTCGCATCACCATGCCCCTTTCATGGGGTTTGCGCATGTAGCTTATATTCCTGCTAAAGATGGCAAGGTTATAGGTCTTAGTAAGTTAAATCGTATTGTAGATTGGTTTTCTCGTCGTCCTCAAGTTCAAGAAAACCTTACAATGCAAATTCACAAATATATTGATGAGGTTTGCGAAAAGAATAAAGGTGTTGCAGTTATGATTGAGGCCGCCCACACCTGCTGTTCTAATCGCGGTATTCGTCATGATTCTACTATGCGTACTGCTAGAATGTCTGGAGCATTTCTTGATGATAAAGATAATTCAAGAAATGAATTTTATAAGTTTATTGAATTTGCTCAAAACCGAAAACTTATCTAGACTAAATAATTAGTGTAATCTAATTATACGCGGGGATCTGGTAAACCCACCAACCAGCATTTCTTGTTTTAGGGATCTGACACTCTACGCTCACGAGTATTGTCGTTATAATGTAATTATAGAAGGAGAACCTAAAGACACATTTTATGCTTTTTTAAAAAGCAGAGGTGCTATGGATTATGTTGATGATATCTTATCACCTGGTGAGGAAGTAGGAATGCGTGTAGATACTGACTTTGTGTATGCACCTACAGTATGCGTGGTAAAAGCTGTGCACGCTTATAATTTAAATCACATTTTAAAATCTATTGGCTTTAGCGGTTTATATTCACATTGACTACACCGCCGTTTTGCCTAATGAATCCTTCGCCTAGTAACACAGGTGTATCGTTCTGACTTCTATCTCCCAGGCTAAAAGGCACTTGGTTGAATTGTTCTGTGCCAATGCTACAATCTAATTTAACAACAGGTCTTTCTTCATTGTTTCCGCTACCAATATGAATTGTAATATGATCCGTAACAGGTAGAGTTAAGATCTTTTCATTTACAGTTTTAAAAGTTACTTTTCCATCTTTTTCTTTTAAATCTACCGCATGCAGTACATTGTGTGCGCTATTACCAGTATCTACTTTAGCCTTAACTGTTCCAACATGTTGAATAGTAATACCTTCGAACAACCCAAGAATTTGCTCGATAAAAATACGACTAAAGTTATGCATATTACTATTTATAAGAATAAATAATGAAAATGAACAAGAAACGCGACATAGTCAATTTATCTGAAGAATATACACAACACGTCGCAGGCGGTGCTACCCCCGGTGAAGGCAGGGACACAGTGCCCACCCCTAATAACCCTACACAAATAGTTGTTAAAGATCAAGAAGAATTAACCGCATTAACACCTGACCACAACACCGAAGAAACAGAAACAGAGACTTATATGGCTAAAAGCGAACTATACAAAATACACAAAGCAGCAAAAGAACTATACAATATTTTAAAAGACTGTCAAGATATTGAGCCTTGGGTGTTTAGTAAAATTACTGTCGCCGCCAGCTATCTTGATGGTGTAAAAAATTATCTCGAGTATGACAAGTTTAAAAAAGAAGGTGAGTTCGATTCTGAGCTCTCTGACCATAGCAATAATGTGGTGGGTAAAGTAAAAGAAATGCTGCACGGTGAAAGCAAAGAAGTGGTAGAGAATGTTTTAAGACAAGTTATTTTCAACTTGGAAGCTACGCGGTAAGTTCTTGCTTTTGCTTACCGCCGCGAAGCCTGTTAATCTTAGTAAATTCTAATCTATCAACCAACTTTACATGGTTCGTTCCCATAAACAACACAAATCCTTCATCTTTTGTAGGTACAAAAGAGCCATCTGAATTCTGCATAAATGTTCTGCCAACTTTAGATTCCATGGTAGTGAGCGACCTCAATAAATGATATTTTGCAGCAGTCATGTAATAAGTTGCCATTAATAATTTGGTTAGGCTTTCTTTATGTGCTTCAAGAAAGTTTAATATCTCTTTTAGCCTATTATCAACTAAAGCTTTGCCCCGCGGGGTCTTTTTCAATTCAATTTCCTTATTATACCTGTCAGAGATAAACTCACGAAATTTTCTTATAAAATCTTCATATAAAAACTCTTCACCTCTTGACGCAGCGCCGAAAATGCCCGCTGGTGCTATATCAACTTGCCTGTTTAAAAATATTTTTAGCAACGAGAGCACCGGACTATTAATATATGCATTGTTAAAATCATCTTCTATTTCTGAAATTACTAATTTTGCTTTTGCTGTATCAGATTGTATTTTTTTAAGCTGTTGATCTGGTATATCAGCCTTCACTGAGGTATAATTACTCCCTTCAATAAAAACGTTATAGCGCTTGCTTCTCTCAATTAAATCTTGTACATTTCTGCCAGTTGATTGAAGTGATATTGACGTGTCTTTATTCTCAGAAACACCCCTAAACGATTCATGTACTACTACACCCACAGCAGCCTTAGATATTCTATTACTCAATTCACTGTTTGGGTCTATTGGGACAGCATACACAATTACATTTGGTTTAAATGCTAAGAAGCTCTCTTCACCTATTTTTAATGTTTTTTTATCAGAAGGAATAGAAAATAAAACGTCGCCTTGATATATCTTAGGGCCTTGATAAACCGGCTTTAAATGTTTTAATAAGCTTTTTAACTTTTCTTTCAAAGCTGACTCCCCACCATAGAGTTGCTCTATTTCTTCATCTGTATGCATGATTTTTGGGGTTGTTTGGCTCAATCCACCTTTAAGCGAAATAAAAAAAGCTTTTTTAAATTGAGGTCTAGGGTCTTCACCAAACAAAATCATAGGGCTACCATCTATCTTCGCATTCATCTCTTGATTAGTTTCGAAACCTTTTAACTTCTTTGTAACTGCATCAATATGATCTGCAAATTCTTGAAAACCAGTTTTGCCTTTTTCTATTGCTAAATCTTCTATATGGGAGAGATGTGTCTTAAGATGAGCTGCATCTTCTAGTAAAACAGTCTCTTGACCCAAAAAATTTTTAAAAGTGTTCATTTTAGCAGGTTGTATATTTTTAATTTGTCCTCTTTTGTTATATCAGGCAAAAATGTCTTGAAGTCTTCATAGCGTTTCTTGAGAAGCGCTGCTCTTGCATCTGTAGCCGATGCAAGCCTAACCACATCTTTTTTAATTATTTCTTTTACTTTGTTACCCACATAAACACCTTTACTCTTAGGATTAAAAAATGCATCATATCTTTTCATATCTTCCTCACTTGCATAAAGATTTACAGTATATGGTGAAGTCGTTTTGCTGAGTTTATTAGCTATTTCTTTTGCAACAGGAATAGGTACCTGAGCTCGTTGCGTTGGTGTAAAAACATCATTGTTTAATATATCTACAATTTGATACACCACAGTCACTGGCGATGATTGTGCAAAATATACACTTACATTTTTCGGTAAATAAGGTTTGTATATATTCCATATTGTTAAGGAATCGGTAGTGGTAATACCGTCTCTATCTGCACTGGATACCAATATTATAAGTTCTTTATTTTCAACAGCTGCCTGTTTTACAGTTTCAAAATGTCCTCTGTGCGGTGGTTTGAATGCACCAGGGAATAATCCTATGCCCGTGTAGTCTTTTTTCTCTACAAACTCTTTAAATAGCTTCATCTTCTTCATCTTCCGATGCAACATCAAGATTAGGTTTATCAGATATACGGCCTATTTTGGGTCCTTGGCCAGCAAGGCTAGTTATGTAGATATAACTTCTAAGCTGCTCTCTAGGAATATATTCATACCCCTCTTCACTAACTATGTATAACCCCTGTACTTCATCAGGAAATAACGTCATAACTTCGCTTTTATCACCTATGAGCATTTCCTGTATTCTATCAAAAAGACCAGCATCTAGCACTCTTCCCCACGCGGCGCAGAACCATTCATCACTTCTACATTCTCCAGATGATATGGAGCACTTAAAAGCCGTTAATTCTCTATCTATATCTTCTGCTCTGCCTTCTAATTCCCTGCCTCTGGCTGTACGGTCACTGTGCTCAAGCTCCGAAGGCAAATAAAGATCTGATAATAATTTGAATAGTTTATCAACATTATCATTTAATCTTTTATTCTCTTCCGGTGTAGCTGTTATTTGATTCTCCTGTGATCCTAAGCAAAATTCTGTTAAATATTTTTCGAGTTCTTCCAGAGATATTACAGTCAATAGTTTTCTATTACCTCTTAAAGGTGTTCTCATGTTGCCATAAAAAAATTGTTTACCCATATTTCGTTTATATTTCCTTACATCGTTGCAATAGGTTAGTAGTGTCCAGGTGTCATCAACATTAAAGCTGTCACCTTTTTGTCTTATTTTTCTACGCAAAAAGGTGTCCAGTGTTTGTTGGCTAGTTTTATCTAGGGTTTTATAGTAATCAGACAAATATTTCATTATAGCTTCTACAGCTGTAGAAATCTTACCTTCGGCCTCGCTACCAGTTTTTGCTATACGCACGTCCTTTTTAGGCTTTATTTCTTTAACTTCAAATTTAATATTATTAGGTAATGAAACGTCAAATGCTTTGTTTTGACCAGAAGTATAACTCGCTAGTCTACGAAAATATACTTCATCTGATTCATCTTGTTGTTGTTTTTCAAACAACCCTGCAACACGCATTTCGCCATTGCCTTGACCTTCCTTGGATCCTTTTGCACCTCTTTGTATGAAAGGTATTCTTTTAACATCATCCGGCCATGGTGTCACTGTAATTTGATTCTGAACTGAAGCAGTATTTGCTACTTGCTGTCTAGGTAGAACTGGTACAGGTGCACCATAGACATCTTCTAAATAAAGTTTGTTTAAGCTTTTGTATGCCACACAGAATTACTCAGGTTGAGTCTCAACGTCAATAGTATTAGAATATTTCTTCATAATATCAACTATTGAGCTGAGCACTTGTGAAGCATTAGTCTCATTAATTTCAGGCAAATCTTTCAAAGCCTTTTCATCCAGATCACCTGGATTCATGAACAAAGCTTTTTTGAGCAGTCTTACTAGGAATACCTCACCCTCGGCTGTGAGAGGCGTAGGACCTTGATCAGGAGCAGCCTCTGGTGCGGGAGCTGGCGCAGGTGCTGCTCCTCCCATCATGGCTGCAGCAGCATTTGGATCTGCTGGCGCCATGGGTGGCATTTCCCCTGGTACCTGTTCGTTAAGTGTTTTTAACTTATTACTAACAATATCTAGAAATTTCATTTTCCTGCCCCAGTTACGCTGCTAGTTGAAGGTGTCACAGGTGTAGCCCCGCCGGTTGTTGTACTTGAAGTTATCTTACCCAAATTTTGCAATGCCTGGTCAATAGTACTAACAACTTTTGCACCAGTATCGGTAATTTGCTTTTTTGCATCTGTCACTTTCTGTGAAACTGTTGTTTTTACTTTTTGTATTTCTGGATCATCTTGCAACACATCCATGGCTTTCATTAATGCATTTACAACTGACTGCGGTTGGTTTGTTGGCACTGCAGGGGCGGCAGGGGTTGCAGCCACAGGAGTAGTAGCCGGTGTTGCTGGCAAAGGCGGTGTAGTACCAGCCTCATTAACCCAATCAGGGGCCCCTAGTTCTAACTCCTTATATTTTTCAGCAAGGCTATCTAAGAACTTCATATACAATATATTTATGTTATAAACAAACCTAATTTTACCTTGTAATTATTGGCTATATCCCCTTCTATCTTAGATATACCGTTCTTTAACAAAAACTTATTAAACATATCGAGATTTGGTCTTTTTAATTTTCTATTAAAAATAAACGATATCCGGGCCCGGGCCTCTCTGCCTTCTCCTGTTTTCATTTGAAGCAAACGCCAAAAATCATATGCGTTAATATTGTTAGAATATAAACTCAACGAAAGAATTTTCGCAATTCGAACCAACGTACTGCGCACGTAAAGAGCATGATCTTTGATAAAGTTGAGCTTAAAGTTAAAAGGCAAATAAAACAACAACTTACAGCCATTTGTATTAGGCTGCTCTAAAACTTTCATCAGAAAATCACATATTCTGTAAACAATAAATTTCTTTAAAAGTCTTTGTTTTTGCTCTAGACAAAACTTATGATTGTCATCTTCTACATCAGGTTCAATTTGCTCGAGCAATACTTGTTCGAGGTCTAGTATTTTAATATTAAGTTCAGGTATGTTTCTAAAATACTTCACCTCGCTATTATACTAGCTTTCTTTATAATTTAAAGCCTTTTGGTGGCCGTCCTATTCTTACATTTATAATACCATTATAATAATCATCTCCCATCAAAACATTCTTTGCAATCTGTTCAGATATTTCAAAATATGCTAACTCCCATTTGGAGCCGCATTCTTTTAAAATCCTAAAAACAAATTTATCTTTGCCATACTTTTTTATGTCTTCATTTAACTCTGCTGACGAGCTTGTGTATTCTCTCCAATCTGACTCTTTTATTTCTATTCTTTTATTCTTCTTCCCCTTTAATGGCTTTCTTTTTAATTTAGATTTACATTGTTTTTTACCAATATATTTCTTACCTGTAACAGTGTTGACTATCTCATAAATAAATCCAAAGCTGTTTTCTGTTATGCTAACACCTTCATTTAATGTCCAATGTCCTAAGTCCACTTAGTACTTAGACAAGGATCTTCGCTGTACAACTATTTTCTTCTTTTTGCCTATTTTTTTAGCTCCAAGGGCAGACGGTACTCTTGTATCACCTGGAGCATAAAAATCGGTATTGCCAACAGCACCACCATGGTCCATACTCGATGCATTGCCAAAAACGCCACCTGCACCTGCCGCGTTAATTTCTAAAACAAACTGTTTGAACGACTTCATATATTGATTTTTGTAGTAGTTACACTATACTGTATTTATGACGTTAGTTGAGAAATATGTAAAAGAATTAGAGCAAGATGTCATTATAGATGAATTGAATCTAAAAGAAGCCGCTCTGATGCTTCCTGCAAAAAAAGCAAAGTGGGTGTCACGATTAATGATAGAAAAGAACAATTACAATGATTTATATAAAAAGAAAGACGAGGTTGTAAAGAGGGTTGTTGAGGAAATAAGGGTGGAGTCTGGCGTAAGACTTACCACAC